GTTTTTGCACTTGAACAGATCAAGCAGCACGAGATACAGCTTAAAGAGTTGATGATATATCAAGGGCGTGCTGGCCTTTGGGATGAGTGGTTGGCATTTCAAGTTGAGGCTCGAAAAACTCGTGAAGTAGTGGCTCGTGCAATAGTACTTAAGAAGCGCAGGCGCATACAAGCGATTAAAGATGTGCTGACTGGTGTTGCAGTGTTTCTGCTGGGGGTAACCGGCATTGGGGTGGCGCTGCTCATAACGTGGTTTGTTGTAACAAAGGTGATGAAATGATCCCAATACTGACCTCACTAATCTCATTGGGCAGCACATGGATGGAGGGTAAGCAAAAGCAAGCCGAGGCCCAGTCTGCTGCGGCCATCGTTGGCATCCAAGCCCAGGCCGACATACAGAAGGCCAAGGCAATTTCAGCGACCCGCATGGCGGAGTCTGGCCAGTCGCAAGACTTTGACTTAGACAAGATTGCTATGGAGCAAATGGCTCAATCCTGGAAGGACGAATTCTTGTTGATTGTGTTCTTGACGCCCATGATTATGGCGTTTATCCCGTCGATGGCACCTTACTCCTTAAACGGCTTTGAGATTATTGACAAGATGCCAGAATGGTACAGGTACATCATTATTGGAATGGTTATCGTAATCTACGGCCTGCGTGGCATGGTTAAGCAGCTGGCGGCCAGTAAACTAAGTTCGCCAAAATAAAGGGAGTAAAAAATGGTCTGGTTGCCCGTTGCCTTTGTGTGCGTGTACGGCGGCAGCTGTGGGTTTCAAAGTGGCAAATTGTCGGTGTCTATTGAGCAGTGCTTGAACCAAAACGATGCCGTCACCCGCAAGTTTATGACTGACATAAACGTGGCCAATTTTCAATTGACTTGTATACAAATACAGCCCAACAAGGCGGGTATCGCATGAAACTCACAAAAAACTTTTCACTTGAAGAACTGACAAAATCACAGACAGCCATCAGGTTGGGTATCAATAACCAGCCAGACGACACGCAACTGTCTAACCTGGTGGCGTTGTGTGAGAGTGTGCTTCAACCGATTCGAGACCACTACGGGCTGCCGGTGCAAATTAGCAGCGGCTTTAGATGCCCGGAGCTAAACCAAAAAATAGGCGGGTCGGCCACATCGGACCACTGCCGAGGTTGTGCTGCGGACATCGAAGTGACAGGGGTGGACAACTTCATGCTGGCGGAGCACATCAAGCAGATGAATTTTCGCCAACTGATCCTAGAATTCTACGACGGCACCCCATTATCTGGCTGGGTGCATATAAGCTATGACATCGCGGACAATAAGAACCAGGTCCTGACCGCCACCAAACAGGACGGCAAGACGGTCTATTTGGCTGGCTTGGTAGCATAATTGGGGCATGGCATCAAACAGGCAACAGACGCTATCAGCGCCACCAGTACCAACGCTACCAGACCCGCAGTCTGTGTATGCGGAAAAGACCGTGCGCGTCAGCAACAGCCTAGTGCGCACGTTCATGCTGCGCCTGACTGGCGCCTTACAGTCACTGTTTGGCCCTAACGGTGGTCAATACATCGAGTGCCCTAACGGGCTGTTTTTTAACACCGCTGACCAGACTTTTGCGGTCACTAACACCGCCTACCCGGTGGTGTTTAGTACCACCTATCTGTCAAACGCCGTGCATCTGCAATCAGGAAGTACGTCTAGGATCGAGGTGTCTGTGGGCGGAATCTACAACTTCCAGTACTCTGGGCAGGTCTTGAGCGATAGTGGCAGCGCCAAGGAGTTAGCTATTTGGATACGGCGTGACGGCACGGACATTGGGTACTCCACCCGCGTCTTTACAGACAGCGACAACAACCACCGCAATACAAAAAACTGGAACTTTGACATTGACCTGCAAGCTGGACAGTACATTGAGATCATGGCGGCGGTCACAGACACCAATCTATGGCTTGACGCGGCTACTGCGTCCGCACCACGCACCGGTGTACCGTCGTCTGTGCTAACCGTCAACTTTATATCTCCGCTGCCCGAAGTGCTGCCAACACCACCCTGAGAATTAACATGGCATTTATACAGCTACAAATACCGCCAGGCGTCTACCGAAACGGCACAGAGCTGCAAAGCTCTGGCCGCTGGTATGACGCCAACCTAGTGCGATTTTACGAGGGCACCATGCGTCCAATGGGCGGCTGGCGCAAGCGTTCAGAAAGCGCAGTCGCTGGCGCGGCCAGGTCTTTGCTCACGTGGAAGGATAACGAAGCAGACCCATGGATCGGCATCGGTACCAATAGCGGCCTCTATGCCATGAGCGTGTCTGGGGTGCTTAAAGACATCACGCCTGCCGGTTTTACATCAGGGTTGGTTGACGCCACAATTGTGACGGGCTACGGGACCGGTGGGTACGGCGTCCAAGCGTATGGCGTTGAGCGTGAAAACTTAACGACAATCACGCCAGCCGCCGTGTGGACTTTGGATACATGGGGCGAGTATTTGGTCGGCTGCTCAAACAGCGACGGCAAGCTGTACGAGTGGCAGCTTGGTTTTGGCGGGCCAACTGCTGCTGCTGCCATCGCAAACGCGCCGACCGGCTGCAACGCAATATTATCTACGGCGGAGCGCTTTATTTTTGCCTTGGGTGCTGGCGGAAACCCGCGCAAGGTGCAGTGGTGTGACCAAGAAAACAACACGGTGTGGACGCCAGCAGAGCTTAACCAAGCAGGCGACTTTGAATTGACCACGCCTGGCACGCTAATGGCCGGCAAGCGCGTGCGCGCTATTAACCTGCTGTGGACCGATGTTGACTGCCACGCGGCAACATACATTGGCCAGCCGTTTATCTTTAGTTTTGAAAAAATAGGCTCTGGCTGCGGCCTTATATCACCGCAAGCTGTGGCCATCGTGGCTGACGCCACGGCTTTTTGGATGAGCAAGACAGGCTTTTGGATGTACGACGGCTCTGTCAAGCCGCTGCCATCAGACGTTGGAGACTATGTGTACCGTGAGATGAACCGCAACCAGTCCAGCAAGGTCTACGCGGTCCACAACGGTGAGTTTGGGGAGGTTCTGTGGTTCTACCCAAGCGCAGAGTCAACAGAGGTTGACAGCTACGTCTTGTACAACTACCGCGAAGGCCACTGGAACGTGGGAACGCTTGCGCGCACGGCGGGCACTGGGCGTGGCGCGTTTGACCACCCACTTTTGGTATCAACCGATGGCTACATATACGAGCACGAGGTCGGCTTTAACTACGACAGCGAGTCCCTGTTCTGCGAAAGCGGTCCTGTCCAGATCGGCGCTGGCGACAACTTGATGGCCGTCAAGGAGCTGATACCGGACGAGTTAAACCAGGGTGATGTAACGGCCACGTTTAAGACGCGGCTATACCCCAACGGCGTTGAGTCGACCCATGGGCCGTATTCAATGTCTAACCCCACATCGGTACGGTTCACGGCGCGACAGGTCAAGATGCGCGTGCAGTCTAACGGCAACAATAACTGGCGCGTTGGAACCATGCGCATTGATGCCGCCCAAGGTGGCCGAAGGTGACATAAAATTGACCATGTAGTCAACTAATTGAGAAATAATACATGGACGATTTGTTTGAGGACATTTACAAGTGCCGCGCTTACATAGAGGCGGCCTTAGAATACTCACAGGGCACACACACGTTTGGCGACATAGCATCTGGCTTGCTAAATGGCAGGTACCAACTGTGGCGCAGCAACAATGCGGCGGTGGTGACCGAAATCATTGTCTACCCGCGAATGAAAGATTTGCATTATTTTCTTGCAGGCGGCGACCTCGATGAGATAAAGACGATGCGCTCTCACATTGAGGCTTGGGGCATCCAACAGGGTTGCGGTCGGGCCTCACTTGCTGGGCGTAAGGGGTGGGCGAAGACATTTTTAAAAGACGAGGGGTACGAGCCAGCGTGGTTCATACTTAAAAAGGATTTGATATGAGCATGGGTGGACGATTTACAAACGGCATGGCGCAAGACACTGGCAATTTGGCGGACATCACGTTTGCCACGCCAAGTTACACGTCAGCGCCAAGTGACATGAGCCAGTATCAAGCCATGCCTAGCGGTATGAATGGTGCAAATACTACTGCGATGCCAAGCTCTGGCGGCAAGGGCGGTGCAACAATAGGCATGCCGCCTGCGGTCACGGTCATGCCGCAGTACATGCCGCAGCCGGTTCCTTTTTACATGTCTGAGCCAAGCATGCAGATGCAGAATTTTAACAACGCTGGGCGGTTGACCGACTCCACGTTGTTGGCCCAGCAAGGCATATTAGGGCGAGCACCTACGCAGTACCAGCCGTTGTTGACGCCTGCAAACTACATAGATTTCTACTTAAACACTCAGGCAAGAGCCACCCCTGCAAACAACTTGGTAGTGCCTGAATATAGGCGTCCGCCAGACCCAGTACCAACAGCAGACCAGATAACACTGATGAACATCATAAATTCTGGCGGCGGCGAAGCCTTTGGTGGGGATTTTGGTGGCGCGTTTGGATTAGATGCAGCGCCAAACATTGGTTATTCTGGTGATTTTGGCCTTGGAGGCCCTAGCAGCGGGAACACATCTGGAATGGGCATTGGCGGGCCAGCTGGAGACAGCAACTCCGGCGCAAACGATGGATCGTCCGGTGTCGCGTGGTAATGAAAACTAACGTTACGTTGCGCATTTTTTTAAGCCGCTGTGCTATGCAGTCGGCAAATTGAAGGGTTACTAATATGTCTAAAGGCGGCGGAAGCCAAACAGTTACACAAGAGATTGATCCAGACGTAAAGGCTGGCTACCTCACCAACTTGGACTATGCGCGCGATGTGGCGAACCAGATGGGGTCTCGCCAGTTCGCTGGGTT